GCCTGGAGGCTTTTGACGCACAGCAGGACACCTCACAAAGATAAATCAGATTGCTACTTTATCCCGGCTGGCGAAGCTTTTTCTCCAGCCTGTTTTGTCATGCCCTTTTTCAGCTGTGCAAATTTTGCGGGACTTTTTTCATTTCAGCTATTGACTTTTATTTGCAGGACTCCATTTTTCGCTTCACTCGGTAGCATAGTTTTCCGCACCGTTCACAGACTGCGTAATTTGTGTGGTACTTTCCGCCGGGCCGGTCGCTTCGGCGGCGCGCCACCTGAACATACGCATACTTGTTCAGCTTGTGTAGACCAATGCGGCAAAAAAGAGGCTTTTTCATAGCTTTACCTCCGGCAGCTCCGGTCTTTTTAGCTCAAACTGACTATATGGCATAACACACAGCTTCTTGGAATCGCAGTCAGCCATGCCGCTTACGATGCTTTTGCAATGAGCGCAATACTGGCACATCCACGTCTTTCCGGATTTTCTGACATCCGCAATTATCGACATAACATAGTTGCGTTCAAGCATCAGTTGTCTATTCTGCCCCCGTAGATTCTCGATCTCTTTTGCCTGCGCTTCGATCCGGTCAGCGGCCTCCGCCAGATCATCACCCAGCGTGATCGGCGTTTCCCACTCATTTGCCTGCGCCCATTCTGCGTGCTCACGCAGCGCATTTACGAGGTCTTGATCGTTCATAGTCTGCATATCCCTTTCATTCATTCCTCGAACCCTCCAAGCACTTCCTGCCCCGACAGAACGCCGTCCTCCATCCACCAGTGGAATACATCCACGCCAGATTGCCACTGGCACGGCAGACTTCGCTTCCTCCGTTCTTCCAGCATCCGATCAAAGGCCCGAATATACGCCGCCTTGATTCTCGGATAGCGAGCGAACTCCATAGTCCTTGCTTTTGATGCCATAGGACAGTCTACGCAGCCGACCCGGTGGAAGCCCTCGCAGTACAGCGGGTTCATGGGAATTTTTTCAATAGCAGCATAATCCAGTACCTCATTGTCCTTCCAGTCGATGATGGGGTTCACCACCCGCTTCCCCTTTAGTTGGCACGTTTCAAATAATCGGCGATCCTCGTCATTATCGTTTGATAGGATCAATTTGCTTTGTGGCTTAGACGTTAATACCTCTAAACCGCCGCGGCGTTTCCTGGCCGTGGATTCCGCCCAGCGAACACCCGTAGCGATAAACCGATCCTTGCCTCCTCCCTCTTTAAGGGCAGCGCAACAGTACCGCACCAGGCGTGTGGGCGGCATGAGCTTCTTTTGAATCAGTTTCCACATGGTCATACGGGAGCCGTCCGGCTGGACGTGCTTGTCCACGTCGCACTTGATGCCCTTGCATTCCAGCCGATAAAACGTATCGTACACATGGCGCACCGTCTCCCGCGCATCCGCCGTGGTCAGGCTGTGCAATACTTCAAATGGGATGCCGCTTTTCTCCGCCAGATGCAACAGCACATCGCTGTCCTTCCCGCCGGAGTAGGTGATCACCAACGGTTTCTCAAAAAGCCGCAGGCTCATATCCGATGCCGCTTTCAGCCGCTCGATTGCGGTCTGCTCCAAGTCGCTCATTCCTCCACCTCCGCAAGCCAGAACTCCTTTTTGCACTCAAAGCAAGTTCGCTTGTTGCAGTCGATACCCGTATTGCCGAATACATCCATTGGGCAAGCATTAAGGCATCCCGAATCAGTTTGTGCGTTCGGAAACAGCTTCAAGAACTCGCTCTGCCTGGTTTTGACGGGGTGCTCGGCGGCCCACTGTTCCACGATAGCAACCATCTTTTCTGGGTCTTTCGGTTCACCCAGCTTATAGCACTGCGAAACCCCCTTGTATGCGGCGCAGTTTTCGCAGGTCATTTCGCCAGTTTGATTTGCCTCGCACATCCGTGCTCTTTCTTTCAAGAAATTTACAGCATCCATCATTTTTCCTCCCCTTCCTCGTCCAATTCGTTGAAATACTGGCTCCCGCAATAGGGGCAGCCCACCTTCCGAAACCGCTCAAAAAAGCAGTCCGGGCGCGGCTCCGAACCGTCTAAGATCAGCGGGGCTTCAAAATCTGCGCCGCAGGTTTCACAGTGATACATGGTGTTTTCCTTTCTCCGGGCGGTAAACATCTCCCCGGTTCCACGCTTTTGTGGCGCAGTTCAGACCGTGGTAACGCTTCGTTCTGCATCCGCAGGAGGTGCACACCACGATGTAGTCAAAGGGCGGCGCCGCATCCTCGACCCGCTCTCCGCTGTCCAGTCCGCAGAGGGGGCAGGGTGGCAGCTTTTTCTTCCACCCTGCTCTCCGGTTCTCCCTGTTCACGGCGTTCCACCTCCCAGTAGGACCTTCGCCAAAAGAACCGCCAGCAGCAGTAAAAAGCAAATTCCGCCGATCATGGCGGAGGTGTCCGCCCGCTCCCGCCGCCGCTGCTCTCTGGTCTTGCGGTTCTTCTCCGCCCGCCGCCGTTCCATCTCCCAATAGGCTTCCTGTTCCCAGTAATCGTTGCTGTGCTTCATGCCCCGCTCCTTTCGTTTCCGCATGGGAACAAAAACCGCCCCATGTCTCCCGGTTCCTCTAACGTGCCGAACCGCCGTTTTGTAACAGCAATGGGGAACTCTTCGATCTCGCTGGCCCACAGGCACGTACCGCGTCCGTTCAGTTGCTCCCAAACCAAAGGGAACCCGCCTATTCCATCGAACAAACTCGCCATTGTGGCATCCCGCTCGTAGTTGCCGCACAGCCGTTTTAGCAGCCATTTCCACGGCGGCAGGGCGATGGAGTTGCCCAGTGCCTTATACCGGGGGCTGTCCGCGTCCTTGTGGCGCTTGCCCTTGCTGTCCGTCCACTCGCCCAAGTCGGTCCAGTGGTCAGGGAAGCCTTGCAGCCGTTCGCACTCCAACGGGGTCAGACGGCGAACCACCATGTTTTGGCGGACCGTATTGTTCAGGTTCAGGCTTTGGCCTTCGCTTTCCTTTGCCTGCAAGGTTCCGTTGATCTCCCCGCCCTCGGTGAAATTTCGGCAATCTACGCTTGCGACATACGCGGCCATATCTGTTCGATATGGGTCATTGGCTTTTGCTCTTAATGCTGGGGAAATTTCGCTTGATACCACCAGCATATCGTTGTAAGCGTCCTGCCCGTTATAGCTCCCTGCGTGTGCTCCGGGCGATAAAGTTCCGGTTGTTTTCTGGTACGTCAGCGGAATCTGATTGCCGCCGGTTCCCATACGGGCTTGCAGACTGGGCGCTACCTCGCCGCAGTCCCGGATGACGTCGCAGGCGTGGCTCATATCCAGCACGGCGCACGGCACATGGGCGTTGGCGTTCAGCGTGTGACAGGGCTTCCCAAAGTCAGGAATACTCCCATTCTGCTTGCTGGTGATCTGCGTAGTATCAAACGCCATGACCGCTGGCTGGTGCCCATGCTTCTGTGCTCTCAGCGTACCGGCAACATCATGGCTCACACCCATCACATTCCCGCCCTGATCGTTCAGGCACATCACCGCCGGTTTGTTCCCCCCGCACTCTGCGTTCAGCGTGGGGGCCTGTTCCTCAGCGTATCCGATGCTCCGGGCCTGTTCACTGTTCCCCAGCTTAAACCCGGCGCACACAACCGGCTGGTTGTTCCCGCTCATGCCTGCGGAAGCGGTCAAGGTCGGGGCACGGTCATCGTTTCGTACCTCGGCCCCGCCTTGCTGTGTCGCCATGCAGAAAATCGTCTGGTCATTCCCTGCCTTAATCGTCCCGCTTTTCTCCGTCTGGACTAAGGCTCCTTTTCCGCCTCCGTCGCATCCTCCCCGGATTCGGACTGCGTAAGAAGCACCGCTTTCAGAATCCCCGGCAGGGCCTTCCCCCGCCGCTCCGCTCTCCGCAAGATACCCTGACATGCTTTGCTGCTCAAACGATATTTCCCATGCGGTGTCGCCTCCAAAATCTGCGACAAGCGCGATTCTACGGCGACGTTGGGGGACTCCCCAGTGTTGCGCGTCGAGCACTCGCCACGCAACGCTCCATCGTCCTCCCATTTCATCGTGATACCCCCCCCAGGTATTCCAACCTTTTTCAGGCACTTCAATATCGGGGGCTTCCGGTTCTGCGACCCGGATGGCTTCTTCGAGGACGGCTGCGAAGTCTTTTCCGCCGTTGCTTGAGAAGGCTCCGGGGACATTTTCCCAGACCATATACCGAGGTCGCACAAACTCACCTGTTCGCCCCATTCTTCTGTCACGGTCTCTCATCTCCTTGATAATCCGTATTTGCTCCATATACAGGCCGGAACGCGCCCCGGCAAGCCCCGCCCGCTTTCCAGCAATGGAAAGATCCTGTCTAACAAGGTGAACCACCTATCACACAATCCACGGGTTCTACTTCATTTCCGCAAATTTTTGTGACATCTCCATAATGCTTCACCTAAATCACCCCCTCTTGCATTTTCAAATAATCGTCGCGTTTTCTTTCCCTCCGCAGCTTTCGTTTGCACCGACTTAGAAAATCCGCGTCCATGTGCATCTCCCGGCAAATGTCCGCCGGGTCTGTCCGTGCTTCCAGCAGCTCCCGCAGCTTCTGCATTTCCGATTCCCGTAGAAGGGGCGGCCGCCCGCCGCGGCTGGTAGTCCGACCTCCGCCCGCGCAGTTCACGCATTCCGCATAGGGGCAGTGGTTCAGGCAGTAGTCGATCTGACTCTGCCGGTCATGGGTGCATATCTCGATCCGGTCTTTCCCGTCTGCGCTGTCCCAGGGCAGCACAGCCCGCACGATCACAGTTACGGTCTCCACCGGGCATATCTCCTTTCCGTTCATACCTCCCGCACGGTGATGTGCTTCATATCCTGCATCATTTTCGTCTTCATGCGGTAGGTCTTGTCTTTTTTCGTAGAAGGGCCTTTTACGTCCTCCACAACCAGATGCCATGTGCCGTCCTTCCCCCGCTCCTCGTAGGAGAAGTCCGCCCGATACGTCACGGCGCGGCTTCGGTCGCCGTTGGCCGTGATGTAGCTTTCCTTCAGCGTGAATTGGGGCTGGAGCCGCAGGTCCCGGATAGCCCCGGCCTTGCTGAGCAATACCAGCTCGTCATACCGGGCCGCCTCCTTGCGGCTGTCAAAGGTGTGCTCCGTTCCGTTGGGCAGGGTCCGGGCGGTGGGGTGGTTGTGGTGCTTGCGCTTACCCTCCGCCGCCGCTTCCGCCTTCCCCTTCTCCTCCACCACGAACCGGGCCATTACCCTGGCCGTCCGATCAATTTGCTGGGCCTGCATCTGCTGCTGTACCTGCTTCCGGTAGCGCTCCGGCAGACTGTTCAGATCATCCAAACAAACGCTCATCGCTTTTCCTCCTGATACTTTGGGCAGTCCAAAACCTGCACCCGCTCTACCACTCCGTCCCGCTCCATGCGGGATCTCCGCCGGACCTTCCAGCCGGGAACGTCCTCAAAGCGGACCTTTCCGCTTTTTTCGTCCACCCGGCTCCATTCGCATTGCCCATAGGCCAGCTTGCAGGACCAGCACTTGTGCAGACTGTTGGAGGGGTCCTCCTTCTCCGCCTTCGTGCTGTATCTCCGCATACAGCTTGCCAGCGTAAAATTACCTGCCATCCCCATCGGCCTTTCCCCTGAGATAGGCCATCACCTCATCCCGGCTGCGCCGCTGGGGCCGTACCGCGTCCTTGAACCATTCCGGCGGCTTCACCGCCTCGGCTTCCGGTTTCGCTTCCGCCGCCGGCAGGGGCTTCTTCTCAGGCGCCGCCAGCTTCTCCGGCTCCGGCCCGGTGCCGATACGCTGTACCAGTGCCCGAACCTCCGCAGGCAGGGCGTTGATCTCCCGTTCCCGTGCGGAAATGGCCCGATAGCTACGCTGAAAGTTGCTGGACACTACGCTGTGCACCGTCTCCGTGTCCATCCGCGCCCACTCCCGCAACGTGTTGGGACTGCCCACGATCCGCTGTACCACCGGCGGGAACTTCTCAAATTCCTCCTCCGCGCCGTACAGTCCGTTTCGGATAGCCCTGGCTACCAGCCCCCATGCCTCGGCCTCCGTCATTTCCGGTTTCGCCGTCAGCAGCCGCAATTTGGCCTTTACCTGTCCGATGGTGGGCGGGAAGCCCTTTTCGTCGCTTTCGATCACGCTTTTTACCGCCGCCGCCACCAGTGCCACCTCGTCATGGGCAAACATATCCGCCCACAGTTTGATGGCGTTGCGCATATCCGGCCCGGTGGTGCTGCTGTAAAACCGGGGATAGGCCGCCGTCAGAATGTCCATGATGATGCCTGTCTCCTGTCTGGTCATGTTGTGCGGTCCTCCTCCGCGTCCATCTCCGCTGCCAGCTCCGTCCAGCTTTTCCGGGGCTTGTCCGTCCGGGATGCCGTCGGGGCGGGCTTTCCCTTCCCGCTGTCCCGGCCTTCCCATGTGAGGAACTTCTGCTTCCAGTTCTTCACCGGGTTGCCCTTGCTGTCCCTCCACGAACGGCCCTGTGCGTCCGGGGTGTTAAAATACTCAAAAAACCGACGGGGGTCCACCGTGCTCTGCCGGGACGCGGCGTAGGCTTCCACCTCTTCCAGCGTGGGCGGTACGAATTTCACCGCTGTCCGCTTTCTGCTCTCCGGTGCCTTTGGCTCACTGGGGGCACTGCCCTCTATATCTTCTGAACGTAGTGAAGAAGATATATCTTCTATATCTATCTCTTTCTCTATCTCTTTCTCTCCGTAACGATGTTCGCACAATGTTCGCACATCGTTCGCACATTGTGACGGTTCTCCCAGCTTTGCTCTTGCTCTGGACTCCCTCATCCGCTTTGCGGAGGAACCTTCACTCCCAACGTTTTTCACCGCATACGGGAAGAAAAACGTGACGTCATCCGAGGTCTCCGCCAAACCGCAGGAAAGAAGGTAGTTGATCGTCACCTCCACGTTGGCCGGTTCCTCATCCAGTTCCAACGCCAGCTCATCGGCAAAGTTATCGTCGAGACCTGACCACTGCAAAATTCCATCGTGCTTCATGGCAATGAGCTGCATTTTCAGGTAAATGATGAGGTAGGTATCCCCGCCCGCCAGTTTGCGGAGTTTTTTGATCCGCTTGGACGTAAAGAAGTCATCGTAGAGCCGCAGCCAGAAATACCGGTTTTCTTTCGCCATAGCTCAATTCCCCCTAAATCTGCGGCACATAATCGTAGGGTTCGTCCTCTTCGGGCTGTTCCCACGGCAAAACGGCGTCCTCCTGACTGTCAAGGAATACCGCCTGACTGCCGCTTCGTTCCATAGGCTTCGCCGGCTCATGGGAGCGCGGCTTCTCACTTTCTGCCGCCAACAGCCCCAGCACTGCCGCCATCACCGTCTGCGGGGCCACGAACTCCGCGTGAAGCTCGCTCCACTCCTTCTGTTCCCCGTCACGGGTGGTGTAGCTCCGGGTTTTCCACACGCCGCACACCAGAACGGCATCCCCTTTTTCAAGGCACGCCGCCATGCGGGTCACGTCATCGTCCCCCACGGCGGACACGTTCATGAACTCGCCTTTGGCGTACTTCATGCCAAATTCCGCCTTCGGCGTTCCCTTGGCGGTGGCCCCGGTCTTGACCTCGCGGGTCACGGTGCCGGCACACATCATGTACCGGCTCCCGTCCTCCTCCCGCGTCTTAATGGAGATCAGCATGGTCTCTCACCTCATTCCCCAAAGAAAGTGGCCGCATAGTCCATACCATCGTCCTGCGCCTTCTGAGTGGTCTCTGCGGTCTTTTCCACCTTGGGAGGTGTAACCATACCGGATTCGCTCTCCACGGTCTCCTGATGGGCTTCCACAGCCGCAGGCGCGGTCTCTACCACTTCTCCGGTAGATGCCACCGTGCGCTCCGGCATGGGCATATCCGGGATCATGCCCTCGTCCTCGGCGCTGGCTTCCTCCATGAGCTGGGTCTTGACCTCCGGGGAAAGGGGCGCATAGCCGCTGTTCAGCAGTTGCCGCAGAATCGTCTTGCGGCACATACGGTCCTGCCCACCGTTGGGATCGTACCAGGGGGAACCGTTCAGCAGCTTTTCCACGTCCTTGGGGTTCATCTCCCCACTCTGCATGGCCTTGAACTTCTCATAGCTGAACGCCTTGGAGTACCGATCCGCATGGCGCAGGAGGCGGTCCATGGGCCAGTATTCAAAACGGAAGGTCCCGTCCTTCAGTTCGTAGTAGCCGTAGTAGCCGATAATGGGCTTACTCTGCCGCTCCTCGTCGCTCTCGTACTTGGCAAGGTTCACGATGGGCTTGCCCGTCCGGCGGCTCCGCCCCTCGATCTCGCCCTCACGAATGTCCGTGCAGTCGATGTCGGCATAAAACCCGGTGGACATGGCAAGCTGGATGTAGCCCTTGTAGCCCAGAATGTACGTTGCGGTAGTCCCGTAGGGCACCACATAGTAGCCATGGCCGAAGATCAGGCCCATGCCCTCGCCCCGAAGCGCCGCCGCCACAATGGTGCTGGGTTCACAGTTTTTCAGCTGTTCGCTGGCATTCACGGCGGAGATCAGGGTGGAGGTCAGCCGCGCCGCCGCCTTGTCGCTCCGCAGAGCGCTCTGGATCATCTTCTGCATACTGGGGGCCGCAATGGCCATGGAAAACGTGGGCTTGTTGTCCCGTTGGGCCTGGGGCGCAAAGCTGTTGGTTGCCTTCATGTCAAAATTCCTCCCTTATTCAGTCCGCGCGGCCAAAGGCGATGCCGTTGGCCAGCATATAATCCCGTAGCCCATTCAGCTGCTCCACCGTGCCTGTCACCCGGAACGAAAGGGTGACGGTCTGCGGAGCCGTGCGCTTCGGCTGTACCTCCGCCGCCGGTGCCGGTGCCGGTGCCGGTGCCGGTGCTTCCGTCTGAATGGCTCTGGCCGCTTCCACGGCGGCCTGCACCCGCTCCACTCTGGCGGCTTCCTCCGCCGCCCGCGCAGCCTCGGCCTGCTGTCTGCGCTGTTCCTGTTCCGCCTTCCGCTGTTCCTCAATCTCCTTCACCCGCTTGAGCGCCTGATCCTTTTTCAGCACCGTCGGCAGGTCATGGCACTGCTTGTACTCTTCCAGCAGCGTGGTCTCGAACTCACTGTTCAGCCCGCGGATGGCGGCAATACTGCTATCGCACTTGCTGATCGCCACCAGAATGTCCTTGTGGGCCTGTTCCTCGGAATAGGTGGCGTTGCCCCACCGCTTGTCCAGAACCGCTTCCCACGGGAGAAATTCCGCAAGCTCTCCGATGCGCTCATCAAAAAAGGCCCGGATAGCGTCCAGCTTCTCCGTGCGGCGCCGTTCGTCAAAGGCTTTGATCTGGCCGTCCAGATTGGCGGCAGATTCGTCGCACAGGGCCGTCAGTGCCTTGCACTTTTCCTCAAATGGGGCGTAGCTTGCCAGCGCCGCCGCCTTGGCCATCTTCCGGCACTCGTCGATACGTCCCGCCACGGAGCGGATGTTGGCCCGGTACTTCTTCGCCGCGCCGATGGCCTCCTCCGTCACCACCATGCCCCGGTACGGGGCCAAATTCTCTTCCAGCCACGCCTGACACTCTTCAAAGTTGGCGGAGATGTTAAACTCCTTCAGCGGAGTAAGATCCGTGGTAATGGCAAATTCCATTGCGCTGCTCATGCGTCCGCATCCTCCTGTTCCCCGGTATCATAGGCCGTGATCTCCTTCAACAGCGGCATGATCCGCTCGTCCACACGGCTCTCCGGCACGTTGATCTCCACCACCATGGCCCGCTTGTCTCCGCCCTTGGTGGGAGCCATCACCTTGTCCCCCACCGTCAGCGGCATCGCCGTCCGGTAGGTAAATGCGTTCCCTGCGTATGCCTTGTGCAAAGGCTTGAAATAACGAATATTTACCAGCATCATGCGTCCTCCCCGTCCGTCTTATCAGCATCCTCCGCCTCCATAGCGGCAATGGCCTTCACAACAAGTTTCAGCTCGGGATGCGCCTGGAGAAGCCGATCAATCTCCTCCTGCGCCCTCCACAACAGCCTGCCCACAAGAATGGGATTTCCGTAGATGGAGGTGAGTACATGCGTATTCTCCTCATTTGCCGCAATGCAGATAAACGCCGCAGAGTCCCTGTCCATCACAACCTCCCCGGATTCCACGCTTTTCACCGTGATGTGATACTGTTCCTGTTCCATATAAATTCTCCTTTTCATGTTTTATTTTTTTCGGAGTTGCGCGCTTTACAAAATCAAAGTCTGAGCGGGCATCGTCCCCGCCTCCACATGGTCCCAAAAGGCCGTCTCCTGTTCCAGCAGCCATTTCAGGTCCGCCTCGTGCTCACGCCGCTCAAAATCGTAGCGGCGCAGTGTGATGTTGCCGGACAGATCATAGAGCGCCGCATAGAGCACGGCGAAGTCATACCCGGTGGCAAGCATCTGGTGAAGGATCTGCGTGAAATAATTCTCAGGAACCTGATCCCGCCATTTCGCCCAGTCGATCCCCCGGCTCACCGTAGAGGTTTTGATCTCCAAAATGCCCTTCCGTCCGGTGTCCGTCTCCGTCAGTTCTCCGTCCAGCGTGGCAAAAAGCCATGGGCGGTCACTCTGGTAGAGAATGTCATAGGCGCCGTAGTAAAGTTCGTAGCCGGGATACTGCGCCATGAAGAAGTCCCGGATGGCCGGCTCCATTCGCCGCCCCAGCTCCACGGCCTCGTTGCCGCCGAGATCAGGCGCGGCTTGCGCCCCGGTTTTCTCCTTCCACAGCGTCAGCGCCGTTTTCCATGGGCTTCGCCCAATGGCCGCCGCCGCCTCGCTGCCGCCGATGCCACGGTGCCGTCCTGCCAGCCATTGCGACCGATCCGGGAAAGTCAGCCGTACCAACTCACCCATTTTTCAGTTCCTCCCAATACCCCATCACGGTTCTGGCATAATCACTGTGACCCGGATGGCCGCTGTTGTAGGCCGTCAAGGCGTTCTCTACGTCATACCGGCTCAAAAGCTCCGCCATGTAGTCGCAGGCCACCCGGAAATTTCCAAAGGGGTCCATCAGGTCTGTGACCCCCAGCCGCTCCATCCGGGCCTTGTGCCACCGGGGCTGTACCTGGCAGTAGCCCCAACTGGCCCCGCTGTCGCCCTTCACGTTCCGGTAGCTGGTCTCCTTGCGGATGATCGCCAGCATCAGCGTGTACTCCACGCCGCTTTCCTCGCAGGCCGCCCGGAGATAGCTTTGCAGGTCTCCGTCCAGCGGAACATCCGCCCGGAAGTAGCCGCTGTCAAACAGCGCCGCTTCGATCTTCTCGTTCTCGTAGTCCTCCTGAACCGGCGGGGCTGTCTCCGGACCCAGCTCCTGCCAGAGGACAAGTGAGGCGTACTCCACCGCCGGTGTCTCGTCCCCGGCCAGCCGTCCCGCCGTCACGGTCGGTGCCTCCGGCTCCGGCTTCCCGGTCTCCCGCGTCAGCCACAGTGCTGCCAGCACCAGCGCTACAGACACCCACAGCAGAACCGCTCTGCGGATGGCCTGCCGCCTCCGCTCCGCAGCCTGCCGCCGCACACGGCGAAGCGCGTTTTCCAAGTGGGCCTCCCACGTGGCCTCCGCCTCGTATTCCTCAAAGGTTTTCATCAAATTTCCGTCTCCTTACAGCAAAAACAAAAAGCGCTGCCGAATGGCCCGGTATCCCCGGTTCCATCAGCAACGCTCTGCTCCTCTGCCCCAACGTTTAGGGGCAGGCATCTCATTCACTTTTCCCATAGGCTTACTTGATCTCGTCCCGCCGGATGCGGATCACCTTCACGCCGTCCTTCACCGGGATCAGTTCCACACGGTCCCCGTGGGTCAGCGCCTTTTCAATGGCTTCCAGCGTCTTTGCGCTGATATGCGTCGGTGTCATGGTCCTCTTGCTCCCTTCGTTAATAGCGGATGGCATCCCGCAGTTCCTCAATGGGAATGTCCAGTGCGCGTCCCAGCTTCAGCAGTTCCTTCAGCGAAAAGTCCTGCGGGGACTTCTTCCGCGCCCGTAGGGTCTGCGGCGTCATGCCCGCCTTCTCCGCCATGGTGCCCACCGGCATCCCCATGGCGGCCTGTCTGCCCCACAGCAGTGAGATCAAAACCTCGTCATTGGGCTTCCTCCCCAGTTTCACCCGCGGCATCCCGCCGCCCCCTTTCGTGATTTAATACTCCATCCCCCGCTCTTTTGCCATGCGGATCACCTTCTGCTTCAGCAGCGTTTCAAAAACAGGACGTAGTTTAGGATCTCTTGCAATCACATGGAGTTTAGAAACACCTTTGCACTCCGTAGCCGTAGCCCCGGCGTTCTTCATGCGCTTGCGAAGCCGTGTCTGCCGGGTTTCCAGATCCACATGGCCGACCCGCTCCACGTCCTCATAGAGTTCTGCCCGGAATGTCTGGTGATTCGTCTGAAACCGTTCGACTGCCGTATTGATGGCTTTCTGTGCTTTCTCCTGCCACCCATCCTCTGCCAGCATGGGCGCCGCCATTACATCCATCACGCCGTCCAAAACGGCCTGCTTCTGCTCTACGGCTTTCAGCCGCCGCTCCTGCTCCACGTTGATCTGAGCCTGAAGGGAAAACATCTCCACGGGGGATAGCGCCTTTTGACCGTAACCGCCGGTCTTTCGGATAGATGGGAGAACTTCGCTTGTTACCCACTTGCGGAAGGGCTTTGCCTCTGGCTTGTCTGAGCGGAGAATTACATTGTAAAGGCCGCTCTCGTTGATAATGTTCACATTTTGCAATCCGCCGGGGGTGTCAATTTGGCTGACACCCTTTTCATCACTGTCTAAACGGTCGAAAACCATGCGGCTGTTGCCAATTCCTAACACAGCGCACACATCTTTCAGGACAAACCACGGTTCGCCATTGACTTCCACCGCTCGTACCTCATTGTCTTGGTAGCGAAAAACTTGCAATTCATTCATTCTCGGGAACCTCCTTCCCACAGGTCTCCAAGATGCACCGCTCCAACACCGGAAGGGGGACCCGGTACATCGCAGCCAGCGTGGGCCGGACCTTTTTCGCAGGTGCCCACTTTCCGGTCTCCCATTTGCTTACAACCGTCTGGCTCAGCATCAAGGCCGCAGCCACGCCCTCCTGCGTCAAAGAAACATTACGCCGCAGGTCTCTCAACGTCATTTTCTCACTTCCTCTGCTCAAAATCTCATAATTACTGTGTTTTTGCTTGACAACCTCATAAAGTGACGATACAATAAAACTGCCAGAAATATTGAAAAACGCCGCTCTATGAGGGGCCAAGCTGTTGTGCTTTGCCTGAGCACAAATATATGATACCTCGTTAATAGCGAGAAGTCAACTCGAAATCTCGTTTTTAGTGAGATTTGGCATTATAAACATTTTATGAGGGTTTGAATTATGTTTTTTGACCAATATGAAATGCTTTGTCGAAAAGCAAAAAAATCGCCTAACGGTGTCGCAAAAGAAATCGGCTTTTCATCGGCATCCGTTACACAATGGAAAAATGGGGCCGCTCCGCGCGAGGATACACTGAATCTGATTTGCAAGTATTTTAACGTTGAACCCGGCTATATTCTTGGCTACACGCCGGATGCTCAAGTTGACATGACCAAATACAGGATCGAAAAACTCACAAAAAAGTGGGCTAAATGCAAAGACGAAGATGAACGGCAGGATCTTGCCGTGGAGATCGACGGCCTGCGGGAATCCCTTCATGACCTGACCTTTATTCAGACCATCGAGGCTGCGGCTGATGGTCAGGCCAAAAAAAATACCCGCCCCGCCAAAAGCGGGACGGGCAGCGCCTACGCGCAGTCAATTTATGATTTTGTCGATTCCTGCGAGGCTGGCCAGCTGGCCGACCTTGCGCAGTACGTTGAATTTTTAAAAAGCCGTCAGGGGAAGCCCACTACCTAATTTCCGGTTTCCAGCGGTGCGCCGAACACCCCGCATTGAATAGCTTCCCACAGCTTTTTCATGCTTTCATCCGACAGTCCTTTGATCTGGTGTTTCAATTCCTTACGGAGACCCGCGTCGGTATGAAGGTCTGCTCCTGTTGATTCCATTTCTACACATACAAATCCTTTCTCCCCATCCGTTCCGTTTTTCTCCGTTGCCCCCTGAAGCTGTGATGGAGAGCCGCCGCTCCAGCCACGAAAGCGGCGGCCCGTTAAGACCTGCTGCTTGGGGGTGCGGTAGGCCTGTTATTATCGTACCATCAAGTCTCCAAGTTTGTAAGTCTTAATACGCACGATTTCGGTGTTGATACACACGATTTCTACTGTCAATCTAAACATTTTGACAATTTTCAACAAGGAGGTGCTCTTCGTATGCTGTCATTGATTGATCAGTGCCGCGCTGCAAAAGAAGAAAAACACATCACCAACAAGGAGATCGCGGACGGCAGCGGAGTTCCTCTCAACACGGTGAACAATATGTTCCGTGCCACCACCCATTCCCCTACGTTGGAAACTCTCGGTCCCATCTGCGCTTTCCTCGGTATTTCCATTGACCAGTTTTTGGGGATGGAACCAACGGAAGATTCTCCGCCCCCGGAAACCATAGAGGAACTCGTAAGCCGGGAACTGGACGTCTACCGTCAGGAGATCAACGGCCTGAACGCCCAGAACGAACTTCTCCGGGAATTTATGGAACGTCAGTCCCACGGCATCCGCAACCGGGACCGTCTTTTGCGATGGATGTTGGTCCTTCTGATCTTCGTCTTGGCTTACGCCGTTTATTTGGACCTGCACTGTCTGGAATTTGGGTTCTTCCACGGCTGATACACACGGGAGGTGTGCGCATGAAATGCAAAAACTGTAAGCGCATCATTGACGATGATTCTATCTTCTGCAAGTGGTGCGGCGAACGCCAGATCAGGGAGCGCAAAAAGAAGGACGAGATCAAAGTCCCCTCCCCACGTCAGCTGAAGTCCGGCAAGTGGAACATCGAACTGCGGGCCGAAGGGCAGAGTATCACGGAGGATACCGCCGCTCTCTGCGAAGCCAAGGCCCGCGCTATCCGCGCCGGCTTTCTGGAAGCCAAAAAGGAATCAAAATGCAGTCTCACGCTTCTTCAGGCAATCGACAGTTATTTGGAAAAAAATCAATCTCTATCCCCGTCAACGATTCGTGGATATGAGTGTATCAAAAAGAATCGCTTCCCCGGAAAGATCAATGCCAAAATACAGGACCTTTCAAATTGGCAGTCGGAAATCGACGAAGCCAGCAAAACGCTGTCCCCTAAAACGGTGTATAATTCATGGGGCCTTGTTTGCACCGTGATGCGGGATAATCACATCGCTCCGCCGGAAGTCCGGCTCCCTCAAAGCATAAAAAAAGACCTTCCCTGGCTGACCTACCAGCAGATCCTTGTTTTTGTGGACGCCGTGAGCGGCAGCCGGTTTGAAGCGGGCGCACTGCTGGCCCTTCACAGCCTCCGCCGTTCTGAGATATTCGGCCTTTCCTGGGAAAATATAGACTTGAAGAAAAAGCGAATCACCGTTCAGGGCGCACGGGTAATGGATAAAAACGGAAACTTCGTGTACAAAAAGACTAACAAAAACGTTTCGTCTCAACGCACGATCCAAATTATGATCCCCGCCCTTTACGAGCTGCTTTCGCAGCGGAAAAGCGCCGGCCTTCCCATTCTGGATTGTACTGAAAATTCTTTGCGCGGCGGCATCAACCTGATCTGCAAAAAGAATGACCTTCCTGAGTGCGGTGTTCACGGTCTCCGCCGCTCCTTTGCCTCCCTCGGTTTCCATCTTGGGCTAAGCGAATTGGAAGTACAAGAAATCGGTGGATGGAGCGATCATAACACCGTTCATAAGATTTATCTCAAACTCGCCAGAGAGGACCGTCTCAACGCCGAAAACAAAATGGAGCGGTTTTACAAAAACCGAGGCGATGACCCCGCTCCGGACGAAGAACAGCTTCCTGACCAAACGACTCGCGCATCCGCCTGACTTTCCCATGTCCCCCACCGCCAAACCTCGCGTTTTACGAACGATTTTACGAACGTCGCAAAACGCTCCTTCATTTTCAACGGTTATAGCCATTTATTAGTGGGTTCGACTCCCGCCACTCGGACCAACCCCACAATCCTTGTGATTGTGGGGTTTTCCTTATATTTCAACGGGTTCAGCCGTTTTTGGATGGTAAAAATATTTTCCATTACGTCAATAAAAATACCAAATGCAAGGCGTTTTATCTTCGATTTTACGAACGGTTTTACGAACGGAAAACCCCCGCTTCAAAAGCGAGGGTTCTTCGTTTGCATTATTTGGCTTGCACGTCATCTACATAGCACCAGCTCTGGGGCGGACGACCGATAACCCGGCCATCACAGCCCATTTTTGTGTAATTGTAATAAGGGCAGGCACAGCAATCGGCATCAACTCTACATAGCGTCTTGAACTCGCTCAATTCTTTCGGCGCATCATAAATGCGCAGGTCGGAAATATGCCAGCCGTAACAACGCCCCTTATCGCCGATATAAGCTATAATTTCTGCCTGAGATAAGCACGTCGCAGGGGAAAAGGCGGCATTTGTCGGACACCATAGCCTGCCGCCATCGTATGTGATCGGGACGATCCGCTCACAGGTAAATTCCCCGATGACTTTGCCGTTTCCTATGGCACCGCCCACCGGGATTGCCGCATCCACATCCATGCAGGCAATCAGGTTTGTGCCCATCTGATTCTGCATAAACGCAAGGTGCTTATCCCTTGTGCAGTAGATATAGCACTTAAACGGCGTTTCCATCTTCGGCTTGGTCTTGCGGACTTCGATAGTCTTTTCGCCGGAGACAATCTTTTGACACCACTTCGGGCGAATGCTGATAAGTACGGCTTTACTCATTCTGTTTTCCCTCCATCGGATTGTCGTATACATTGCCAACTACAAGCGGACCTCTGCGTGGATCGCACATCCAGTATCCGCTCGACGGGTTATATTCCACTAATTCCGGCTTGTTTGAGAGCCGCCGCGGATTTGTCGAAATCACGAAGTCACCCTCGAAAATCTTCTTACCATTCGTGTCCTTTAGCCCGGTGTATTGTCCGACAGTCACAGGGTCTACATCCGCTCTCAAATGCTGGTTCGGAAGTCCCCAGTCGGTCATCCGGTCAAAAACGATGTAATGTTTGGTGTTGTCCGGGTGTGCGGCATAGTCCCCTTGGAAGCAATAGGTCGTATCCGAAAGAGCCATGTAGTAACCCTCGTACCATGTTCCGCTCTCGGGGTCTTTTCCCCGAAATAATATCTCATGCATTCCGCTTGCCCTCCAATGCACGATCCGCCTCCTCGCGGGTAAGAAACACAGTCTTGCCGATTTCATTAACCGGTACGCCGAAAATGGATTTATCAACAAACCCGGCTACGATATCCCATTCAATGAATGTACAAAACAATTCCACGCGAATTGCCTTTACTCGGTATTCGCTTATGGTTTTTCGACTTGTAACCTCATACACCGTATCTCCCGCCTTGCACGGCGGTACCACCAGCCGCCCGTCCTTGTCGGCCTTGGCCAGATCGCGGATGCGATTGAGCAATGCAAGTTGCTCCGTCAGCGTTTTCGATTCTTCCAGCGCGTAATCAAACAGTTTTCCCAAAGCGGTTACTTCTTCCGGCGTCCGCCCCGTCTCTTCGTAGGCAGCAAGGCGGTTTGCCGCTTCACCGCTTCCGCAATGATAAGACCAACACCCGTATTCTTCGTTCCAATAGGTCAATCGCTCCATCTGATTACCTCCAAACCATATCGCATTTGTGGACTGCGCAAACTGTCATTCCCATTTTTATCTCCCCATCTTCTCCAAAAACTCATCGATCCGGCCCTGGTCTGCCACAACAACCTCTTTCCCGATTTTCTCGGCGTAGGCCCGCTCTAACCGTGCGCCGTCGCTCTCACGCCAGTCCGGTAGCAGAACCACGCAGTCCGCACAGTCGATCATGGAAAAGCAGATACGCATATAATCGCCCTGCTCCATGCCGGAGGGGAGATTCGCCGGGTTTAGGACACAATGTCCCATGGCAGCGAGGGCTTGCTCTGCCTTGGCAAATTTCTCCCGATAGTTCTTGTCACCGGTGATCTTCCCGGCAATATATACCCGCAGGTGCGCCCCGACCTGCATATCAAACGCCCGCTTTGCGGGGCGCTGCTTGCTTACAACTCTGATGTACTCAATCATCCTTACTCTCCTTTGCTTCCCGCATACGCAGTTCATTGACGGCCTCAACAAGCTCGTTGATTTTCTTGCCCACAGCACCAATGTCAATACTGCGCCACTCTGAATCATTCCCAGTGGTAGTTGTTTTACAGATAGGAAAAGATTTGATGTATTCTTCGGCCAAAGGCTCAATCTTGTCATCATCCTTATCTTCAGCCTTCTTAGTAAAATCATACTGACCAATGCGTTTGTACCCCGGAAACCCTTTCTCATACTCATAAACCGTGATGCAATCACTATTGCCGTCCGTATATAGGACGAAAGGTTCGTAGAAACCGCGCGCCTTGCACTGCTCACATTGGCAGATGGATTGGATATAACCGACCCGACCAGTAGCATCTTCAACGTAGTCCCCAACACGAAAATCATACTTCATCAAAAATTCCCCCTTAATTCAAAAAAATCATCTGGCACAAAGCAAACCCACACTGGAACGCTGCGCCGGTCAGCAGCAGCGTCAGGAACGCCAGTGCGCCCTTGTCCCAGTCTTTACAGATGCCGTAACAGGCCCACCCGCAAATGCAGAGCGGAATAAATAACAGAATCGCCAGTTTAGCCATTTTTATTTCCTGCTCCCATCTCCGGCCGCGTCAGCGGACGGTACACCGTCTGAATATCATTCTTCCATGGTGTCAGCCAGACGCACCACATCACGTCCATCAGCGGACTTCCCTTCTCTCCTGGCATCCGCTTCTTGAAAAAGAAATCCGGGCGCCACGTCAGTGGCAGAATGTAGCTGGGCGGAATTTCGTCAAACAGCTTCCGCCGGCACGTTGCGTTCCAATACTGCGACTTGAGCAGGAACGCAAAAGGCTTGCCCAGCTCCGCCGCCCTGCGGATAAATGCCTCCGCCAGCGAGAAAGGCGGGTTCGTGATGATCCAATCCGCCGCGTCAATGCTGGACTTCAAGAAGTCCGTCCCATCCAGAATGTCCGTAGCATAGACGGTCTCAAAGTAGGTCTGAAGCACACCGGCCATATCGCCCTCTCCCGTTGCCGGTTCCCATACGGACGTTGTGCGCGGAAGATTCAAAAAGCGCATAAGCGCCACCGTTACATCCGGCGGCGTGGGATAGAAGTCTGACTGACTCCGCCCATACGCACTGTTCCCTCCAGCTATCCTGCTTGCATTCAAGCTATCCATATTCAACCTCCCGTAAACAAACTGATCTGCGCCGTGTGTTCCGCAAAGCGCTTTTCCTGCGCCTGAAAATAGTGAGGGTCGATTTCACACCCAACAAAATCAAAGCCAAGATTATAGGCGGCTATGCGGCTGCTGCCGCTGCCTAAGTGGGTGTCCAGTATCTTGTCCCCCGGCTTTGCGTACTTCTGCAAAATCCATGTGTATAACGCCACCGGCTTCTGCGTCGGGTGGATGCGCTTCTCGTTCAGCGACTTATTACCTTGCTGGACTGTCCCCTCTGCGATACTCTTCCCCTGCATCATGCCGCGCCACATAAACCGGAATATGTCGGTTCTCAAATTCAAAGAGTTAAACGCAATCTCAGCCCCAGACTGATCGGCCCCGTCATTGCACTTGTCCCACACGATCGCTCCGCCGCGAGGAAGGGCAAAATAGTTTGCTCCCCAGATGATCTGATTCTTGCTGACCCGGAAAAGCTCCGCAAAGTACCGCTCATCCGCAGGGAAGCGGTCAAAGCCGGTCTTTTCGTAGCCGCCATCCTTGACATAAATCCGTGCTCCATTCTTCTGTGCTACATAGCGGCTCCGGTCCTTACCACCATCTTCTCCGATTCCATAAGGAGGGTCTACCACAGCCAGATCAAACGCCTTGTCCTGCAGCGTCCGCATATACTCCATGCAGTCCATGTTATAGGCTACGTTCAATCCTTTTTCCCTCCCTTGATAACAGTAAATGCCCCGCGGCGCTTGACCGCCGCACGAGCCTCCTTCTGCTTCACCTGTTCCAGATACTCTTTATGCTTCGCCGGTAGGCGAAATTTTTCACACGATTTTCGCCACTGGCTCCGCTTCGTATAGTCCCCATCGAACCACTTGCACTCATCACAGCAATAGCAGACGTCCTCCACGTCCTTGATTTCTCCCGGCGTGAAGTATGCGCTGAATAACTCGCAGTTATAGAGGCAGTTGTTGCAGACACACCCATAACAGCTCATTTCACATCTCCATCAGCCGAAACGGTCTTATCCGCAAAGTAAAGGTGTCCTCCGCCGATTTCTCTGATAAGCGTATCACACTGCCAGTGCATAAAGACTTGCTTATGAACCGTCCTCCCATGCCAGAAAAAATACTGCGTCTCCGGGGGACGCAGAAAGTCCTCAATGCTCTTGACCCGCGCCCCCTGCCTGTATTTCCGCTTATATGCCATACATACACCCCCTGTTTTTGGCACAATATCTCTCGTCTCAGTCTAAGACCCTTTCTCCCGCTGCTTGCGCCCCTTCTTTAGAGATGCTGCCGTGCGGCTTTTCGGAAAGGTCAGGTATCGGGGGTTCGCGTAGCGGAGGACATGGTACAGTCTATCCAGCCCACAATTGATCGTCCTGCTGACTGTTGCCTTGGCTACCCCCAACTCTTGACCGATATCCTTCATGCTCATGCCATAAATGAAAAACATCTCCATATACTTCCTCTGTGTATCCGTCAGTTCTTCGTCCATCGCCACCCGCAAGGCGTTTAGCGTATGGGCATGGAAATCCGCTTCTTCAGCAAACTCCCCTTGCAGCCACGCCGCATACTGGCTCTTGTCTCCCCAAAACTCAAACAATGACACACAGCGCTCAGAACTCCCGCTTGGCATTCCCGCTCACCTCCGTTGCCATGACTTCTCAAATGTTCTTCTATCTTTAGCATAGCAACCCCCTCCAATAGGGTTTTTGCACACCCGCTTCACCTACCGCCTACCAGCACGTCACCTACCGACTGCCTGCGCCCCACCCGCGCCGCGCAACCTAAGTACGTATTCCCCACATAAGCGAAGCGTTTTTATAAAATTTTTTTGGACCCCTTTTTGACTTTTCCGTTTTTTGCCCCCGGTTTTCTAAACTACCCCCCTTAAAGGGGGAGGAAGGGCGACGGGGATGAGAACGTGGGGGGAGAAAGAACATGAGTGGAGGGGGAAGAGTTGTGGAGAGATTCTGCGCCGATCCGGTGGCCAGGTCTGTAAACCACCCCCCACCCAGCCGGGGCCGTGGTCAGCTGGTCAGCTGGTCAGCCGGTGCCATTGGAGCGGAGGCGGGGCCGCTGGGCGGGTCTCGGGGAGGGCCAAAACCTGTTGCAAATGCCTAAACTGTTGCCATAATAAGCAATTAGGGCAACAGTTACCGCCTTTTTTGGTGGTAAATGCAACAACAGCCCATGCCGCCCTTGTGCAACATGACGAAAGGCGGCGGGAGCCGGGGCCGCTGCCGGTTCTCTGGCCCTCGGTGCCGGTGGTGGTGGCCGTCCTCCGATGGTCGGCGGCTGGTCCGCTGGCGGTTCCCGGTCTGGCATGGTCAGCGGTGGCCGTGGTGGCCGATCCGATGCAATCAGCCGGAACAGACCGCCGCGGGTGACTCCTCCACCCCTTCCCCTTTTTCCCTCGTCCATTGCTTCCGGGCCTGCGGGAGTGCTCCGCGCTTTTCTTCATTGGGGTAAAGCGTCCGGGGGTTTCCGGGGGTACGTTTTAGGGTACTCTAATCAAGTGCGCCCGCAATAAACGCGCCCGCGCGCATAGGGGTTAAAAATAGCCCTCTGGCATGGCGTAGGATGCAAGCGGCTGCGCGGCGTGGGTCTGCGGTGCGGTGCTGGGCTGTATCGCTCAGAGGGCACGAGAAAAGCCCGCGGGGGCGTTCCCTGCGGGCTGTGGTGTATGTGGTATAGGGGGCGGCGGAGATCATACAAGAAACAGTTCGCCGTTGATCTCAAGGCTGACGGCCTCTTGTTTCATCTCGCGTTTGATCTTGTGGCAAATGGCGACGATCTCGGCGCCGTGGCGCTCGATGTCCTCCGCTGCCGCGTTGCTGTAAACGATGGTGACGGCCTCGCCCACGAGTCCGGCGGACTGGCTCACCCAGTAGCCGCGGGCCTCGGTGGCGGTGGCCCCGCCAAACATGGCGGACAGCTTCGCGGCGACTTCCTCCACCTGCTGCCGGTTGTCGGTGGGGTGGTCGGTGTCGGTGGTGCTCGGCACGTAGATAGCAACGCGGGAGTCGAGGCGGACGACGCCGGGGATCGTGTCAAAAAAGCTCTTTTTCATTTCGTGTTCCTCCTCTTCCTTATGCGGTCGCCCGTGTGCGGCGGTTGATTTCTGCGAGTGCTGCCCTTACTGCGGTTTCATCTTCGGCGTATGCCGTGCCGGAGATCGTCCCGCAGGCCCTCCGGTATGCTGCCCGGTCATCGGCCCAGGCGATCAGCTCGCGGAGCTTGTCCATGCTCATTTTGCTGTAATCCATTTTGTAATCCTTTCCGGGGCGGTGCCCCTCTGGCCCGGTGGGCCTCCGTGGTTTTCCTCTGTTTTCATTTATTATTATATATGGGTAAACCCCATATTTCAATAGTCATTTCCTACAAAAGTAAACCCCATATTTTGTATAATATTTATGGGGTAAACCCCTTGCTTTTCTGTGCCCGCCTCGCCTATAATATTAGATGTCAAGAGGATAGCACCAACCCACCGGACCGGCGGCCGCTCCGCCGGGGAAAGGATGTAAAAATGTCGGATTTATTGAAAAGGTACGAGGCCCAATATGGCCCCGTCGCAAGTACCTACCTTTACACGCTGGGCGGTGATCCTGCCGCCATCGTGGCGGAGATAGAGCGCACCCAGGCAGCGCCGGAGGCGGACCCGCTCGCGTTTCTGGCTCCGCTGATGCCCACCACCCCGGAACAGGACGCACACAACGCCATCATGTGCGAGATCCAGCGGCTCTATTTTCTGCCGATCTCCCGCGCTTCCGCTCTGGCCGTGTGTAACGTGCTCGGCGAGGCCGGCGAGCTGATCCCCTTCCCCGGCCTGCCGGATTTCCGCTTTAATGCCTGGACGTTTAAAAACGCCTGGAACGAGGCCCACCCGGACGAGGCACGGATCACCGTTAACGGTGCCGCCATGCTGAGCATCTAACCACCACCAGAACAGCGACCCGGAAAAGCTCCGGGCCGCTCCACCCTATGAAAGCGAGGTAAAACCATGCCCAGACCCAGAACCAGCACCACCAGAACAGACGCCCAAAGACGGGCGGAAAATAAGTATAAAAACAAGGCTCAAATTGTGCTTGCCTGCCGGATGGACCGCCAGACGGGGGAACGCTATAAGGCCCTTTGCGCCGAACGCGGCACCACGCCCAACGCCGAAATCAAAGCCTTTATTTTGTCCCAGTTTGGCGAACAGCCCGCCGACTAACCCCAAAACGCAGAACAGCGACCCGGAAAAACTCCGGGCCGCTGCTTTTTTATGCCGTTTTTCAATCCGTCACGCGTTCGCCATTGGGCAAAATGAAAGATGTTTCAAACACACAGCCAACGGCCCCGGCAACGTCCTTCAGATCCGCAGGGGTAAACCCCTCCCGCTTCATTTTTTGTGAAAACGCCTGCGGGCTGCTCCCGCAGCGCCTCGCCAACTCTGAAACACTGATCCCCAGCTTTACGCATAAAATTTTGATCTGCTCCGATGTCGGCACAATATCACCCCTTTTCGCTTTTTAATATAAACGTTCCCGTTTGCATTGTCAACTATTGTTTTTTGGAAATAAACGGTAAAATTTAAATTTACCTATTGACATTATAAACATTATCGTTTATACTATAAACATCAAGGGAACAAAACGAAACCGACAGGAGGCCCACACTATGAGTTTTCCCCTTTTCATCCTCGTTCTGGGCGCTGGCACTTTCGCCCGCCTGATGTTCCGCGTGGTGGATCTCATCGAGGGCCGCCGATAAATCAAAATCAAGGAGGATCACAAAATGACCACTTATAAAACCCGCAAAGCCGCCGCCCGTGATGCGGCGATCATGGCCCAGCAGGAAGCCGCCGAAAAGGTGCAAACCTGGGAAGAAGTCGCAGAGACCGCCGATCGTCTGGAACGGCTGGCCCGCCGTTTCGGTCTCCTGCGGGAGTTCCGGGAAAACGGCCTTATTTGAACAGAGAAGGAGGAGCACCCCATGTTTAACAGTCTTTACCATGCCGAGATCGGCGGCGGCTACACCCTCCGCCGGAAAGTCATTATCAACGCCGCAGACCTGCGGCCCCTGGGCGGTCAAATTGAGGTTGCCGCCATCATCGAGAACGGCGACGAGCTGAACATCACCACCGTTACAACGGAGGCCGCTGCGCTGGCCGCGTTTCATTCCATGGTCCAGCAGTACGCCGAACCCCTGCAAAAAGCTGTGGACGCCGCCGGACTGGTTCCGGGCCGGAAATATACCCTTGTGTATCTCTCCGAGTTCGGTTTTCCAATCGCGGAAAAAATCACCTTTCACGGCTACACCCTCACCACCTACGCCCAGCACGCCGACGTTGTGCGCCTGACCTACACCCCATACCGCAAGCGCTCCACCCGCGGCCGGCTGTTTTGCGGTTCGTCCTCCCTGCTGATCTTCAACGGCTGGCAGGAGCTGCCGGAAATCGCCACACATGAAACCCTGAAGGAGGACGAGAAAGTCAAGATCACCCGCAGTAAATACGGCTGCTTTTCCGCTTCCTATATCGAGGACGCCGCCGCACTGCTGAAGGATCCGGTTATGATCTTCAAAAGCTACCAGACCGGCACCAACGGCCAGGTTTACGCCTGAACAGCCACCCGGACACCTTGGAGCCGCCGCACCGGGCAAAGCGACGGCACCCCAGAAAGCCAAAATCTACACATTCAAAACACATTTCAGGAGGATTTACTATGAACGACAAGAACAACCGCCCCATGAAAACCGGCGACGTGGTGGAGATCACCGGCGCATACTTCAAGAATGACAACGGCCTTTACTTCGTCGAGCACACCCCCGGCGATCCGAATTGGAGCGGCCGGGATCACTGCCTCCGGCGCATCAAGCGCAACGGCGAGTTGAGCACCGCAAAAGATAATCTTTGCTTCTGGCCCATTCACGCCTTTGTGAACAGCCGGGACAAGCGGGCCGCCGCCAACCAGTGGAACCAGGAGCACGCGGAAATCGAAATCAAGACCTTCCCCCACACAGAACACATTGCCGCCTATTTTGCAAGCGAGGCGGACAGCCTGGACGTGACAATCAAGCGCTATACATGGGACTTTGGCGAGGACTGCCAGACCGTCAAGGACACGAAAGAAACGCAAGCCTTTTACCGCTCCGTTGCTGACGGCCTGCGGACTGAACAGCCCACCGCCGCCACCGCACAGACCAGCGCAGCAGCCACCGAACAGCCCGAACAGCAGACCCCCGCCACCGGCGCAGGCGCAGAAGCGCCCGCAGAACAGCCGGAGGCCACCATTACAGAACAGGTAGAACAGGCAGAACAGCCCACCCCGGAAAATCGGCCTGAAACGGTCCCGCCTTATGGTTTCATCGACGAGGAAACCGCCCGGAACGCCCACTATTGCATCCACATGGGCGACTACAAACCCGGCAGCGCCACGGCCAGTTATCGAAATTCCGTGAACAGCGCCGCCCAGTTGGTGGAACAGCAGAAGGCCCGCGTCAGCACTTTTTACCATGACAAGCTGGACGCCTTGCTGAACAGCTACGCCCGCCGCCTTGCCCAGTGGACGAACGATTACAACCGCAACCAGGCCAGCTATCCCAGCCAGTTTATCAGCGGAGCGGGCAACTTCAATATGCGCAAGCACAACCGCCAAATGGCGCGGGAGGACTCCCTGTGGGAGGAATACCGGCAGATTGAGGCGATTCTGGACAAGATCCGCAGCGTCGGCACCGGCCCGGTAGACCTTGCCGACCCCCACGCCCGCGAAATGCTCACCGAGCGCCTGAACAGCCAACGCCAAATGTTGGAGGACGCCAAAACCGCCAACGCCTATTACCGCAAGCACAAAACGCTGGAAGGCTGCCCCGGTCTCAGCGAGAAAAACCGCGCATGGCTGACCCGCCCCGGTGTGTTCGCCTCCGGTGACGGCTCCCCCATCTCCCAGTGCGGCTCCCCCTTCCCCGCTTACGAACTGGCCAGCATCCGGGGCAAGATCGAGCGGACAGAACATCGTCTCGCGGAGCTTGACTGCAGAGAACAGCAGGCCGCCGAGCCTCAGACCGGCACCGCCTTTGACGGTGGGCAGATCGTCCGCAATATCGACCTGAACAGACTCCAAATCCTTTTTGACGCCATCCCCGACGCCGACACCCGCGCCGCCCTCAAGCAAAACGGATTCCGCTGGTCTCCCAAAAATCAGGCATGGCAGCGCCAGCTCACCGACAACGCCGAACGCGCCGCCCGTCAGGTCCTCCGCCTTGCCTGAACAGCGGCAAAAACCCCCTTGGACCACCCTGCTACAATGAAATTAAGAACTGAACAGCCCGCCCCGGAGGTCACGAGGGCATGAAAGGACAATCACATGAAAACCGCCGGATATTGGGAGTGCAGAAACGAGATCATCGCCGCGCGGCTCCCCGCCCCGCACAAGTACGAACCGTTTACCGAGCTTTTCAACGTGGACAAGCTCGATGCCATCCGCGACAAATACGGCGTTGACCTTTACCGCGAGTGCTACACAGACGTAGCCCGCGAGGTCATGGCTGCCGCGATAAATGCGCAGAAGGAAGCCCACGCAGAAATGACTTATTCTGAAAAAATCGCCGAAGTCAAGAAGGCCGCAGTCAACTGCCAAATAACCGGAGGCTTGCTTGACCGTGGATATTGGTATGGCGAAAATCCGTATGCCGATCAACTGATCGAGAATGCCCTTCTGTGCGACCTTTTCCCTGAAACGGTCGCTGACCCTGAAAACTTTTGCAATTTCCGCAGATCCGATTATGCCATTCTCAGACTGAGCAAAAAAGTCCAACGTGAAATAGGAGGTAAAACCCGTGCTGAACACTGAACAGACCCTCACCCGCGTTTTGCGGATCGTCCACGCGCTGGACGAGGACGAAACCGCCATTTATAACGCCGTCAGCAAGAACCCCTACGAATGGGAAAGCGCCGTCGGCCCCATCCCTCAGCTGTATTTCTTAGAACAGGATCTCCGCCGCACGTTGGTGGAGGAAGCCGCCACAAAGTCTGGGCGCCGCTCCGCCTTTTTCGCCGCCCGCCGCATCTGCGACGCAGCCGTGGCTAAGAACAGCACCCGCCCCGCTTCACAGGGCTTCTGGATCGACGAGGAAGGCAAGCAGTGCGTCTGCGACGGGTACCGCGGCTTCCGCCTGAACAGCCCTATGGAGCTGACCGCCGCGCCGGAACTCAGCGCCGACGGTTCCCGGGTCAACCTGGCGCAGATCATAGCCCCCACCCGCAAGAACACGCTGCGTCTCACGCTCCCCTCCGTGACGGAGGTTCGGGCGAAAATCAAGACGGACCGTGCGGAATGGGCTGCCAAGCGCCACCGCAAGGGCGAAACCTTCTCCCCTTATTACGATTTCGGCCCCGGTCTCCCCAGAGTCAACCCAAACTATCTGATCGACTTCCTTCAGCTTTTCCCCGACGGCGAGGCGTTCGCCTCTGAACAGAAGCCCTATATCACCCCCATCTATTTCCGGTCCGCAGACGGCGAGGGCATCCTCTGCCCCTGCCGCAAGGCCACTAAAGCCGCCGCCTGAACAGCGGCGCAGGAAGGAACCGTCCCATGAATTATAAAGCCATGAAGTACAATGCATTGATTGACGATCTTGTTTCGCTTGCCAAAGAGTCGCATGATTTCCGAGAGTCTATCGTCTGTGCGGAGGCGTCAACAACCATCAGGCATCTTTCCAACGAAAACGAACGGCTTACGATGGAGCTGAAGCACATGGAAGAAGCCGCAGAAAGCGCCAAGTCTGAAAAGTTCAGTCTGCAATCTTTTATCCTCGCGAACCTCGTTCCCCCGAAGCAGCAGGTATATATATGCGAACACGCCGGTGAACAATACTTAAAAATGGCTTGGTTCGGCCCGTTTTGCGCGATTCCAGATTTTTATTCTCACCGCACCGTGGAACGGGTCTTTGTTCCAATCGCCGAAGCGCCGCTGGATTGTTTTTGTAACCTTTGCTTTGCCTTGGCTCCGGAATCCTAAAGTCCATATCCCCAACAACATTTGATTTTTACAGGAGGACGAATCGCAGTGAAGTATACCTATCAAATTGAAACCAATTCCGAATTTGACAACCGGGCGGTACATTCCGACAGTTCGAACATGAACGCCATTTTTGATAAGTTGCTGCGGATCACCACGAAACTCACAGAAAGCTGCGCCGGTGACATTCTCAGCCTGTTTCCGGCTGTTCAAAAAGCGCTGGATAACGGCGTTCCGTTCGATGCGGCGATCATGTTTTGGGAGGGCGGTGTTCAGTGGAAGGAAATCGACGCGGACGATACGATCACAATGGATTTCCACACCCGCTATTTGCAGGTCTGGAACCTGCGTATCCCCGGCGGATTTGATTCCGGGGCCGAAGCCAGTCTGGAACGTGTGGCACTCGTATATCGAGGAACATCCCGCACAGAAGAGATTGGAGAATAATTTTATCCGTTTGCGCCCGGAATCCTAAATGTCAAAAACCCTCTTGCGCGGGTATCGTATAATAAAATCAAGGGCGAGATAGACGCCGCCCTTGCTTTCCATCTTTCTATCTTCCCTCACGCACGGCGGCTGCCGGCTTACCCAACGGCAGCCGCCAAACTCCAAAACAGCATGGGCGAAAATCGTGCGGTCACGAACGCGGACTAATCTCCCGCGTGAGCAGGCTTTTCCATTTCGGCCTTTCTCCCGGTTCAACTCCGGTTTCGCCCACCAGCGGCGCGGATGCCGCACGTAGTTATCTCCTACCTTCCAAGCGTGGCCCGTAAGTACACGCTCGCCGTTCTCGGAGCGGTGCCCCGGTGCAACCCCGGCAGGGCAGCAACGCGGATATAGTTCATCGGCAGAACGGCGGCTTCCCAAGCCGCGAAGGTGGGTTCGATTCCCATTATCCGCTCCAAGGGCGCACGAAGCGCCCTGCATGGATCGCAAAGCCTCCTGAATGTGTATGACAGCCCGGAAAGACGGGCCGCCACATCACCCGCCATGGCGCAAACAAGGCGGGATCACGCAGACGTCCAACCGGTACTTCTGTCCTTTCCACCGGGAGCCGGGGGCCTCTCCGGCCGTCTGCACCAATTTTCCGTGGACACCGCAAGTGAACAGCGTTTTAGCGGGATAGTCGGATGGGTGATGCGAAGTCCTGAAGTAAGCCCCTCAAGTGTCGATGTTGTAATTGCGCCTATGATCCTCTGGCTAAAGCGGCACACGGATAGGATTTGACAGCCGGGAAAGACCGGCACCTATATGCAGACGTAGCTCAACCAAAAGAGCGGCGCTTTGGTGACGCCATTGCGATGAAGCAGGTGCAAGCCCTACCGTCTGCACCATGGCAGGGAACGTTTTCGGGTGATGCGTCTCTGCCAGTGCTCCATAAATATATAAGCTGCGGCCCGCAAAAGCAGCTCGTCTCCGGCAACTGGTACTTGCCCTTGACGCCCCGGTGCAATTCCGGTTGGGCATAGGACCCCTCGCACCTCTCAACGATGTGGCCCAGAGGGGACATTCGCAGACGTAGCTCAATCGGTAGAGCACCCCCGAAATGGGGATCGATGCAGGTTCAAGTCCCGCCGTCTGCACCACATCCAGCGCCGTGAGAAGTACACTCACAAACGGGTTGCCCGGAGATGGGCGCAGCAGGGCAACAGAAACGTGTACCTATGGGGGCCAACCGCAGGCAGCCGACACGCAGCGGTGACAGTCTGGAAAGACAGACAAACATAGGGGTGTAGCCAAGCGGTAAGGCAAGGGACTTTGACTCCCTCACGCGCTGGTCCGAATCCAGCCATCCCTGCCATTGAAATTTTAGGAAAGGAGGATGTCCCATGAATAAGACTGAACTGATTGCCGCCGTTGCGGAGCGCACCGGCCACACCAAGCATGACACCGCACTGCTGGCCGACGCCCTGTTTACCGTCATCGAGGAATCCCTGATCGGCGGCAGCGAGGTCAAAGTCCCCGGCTTCGGCAAGTTCGCCGTGAAGCACCGGGAAGCACGGGTGGGGAAAGACCCCCGCACCGGCGAGGAAAAAGAGTTTCCCGCCAAGAGGGTTGCGGTGTTCCGCCCCGCAAAGCCCCTGAAGGATGCCTTGAACGACTGTGGTCCCCTTCACATTGCGTAAATCGCCCACAGAAGCCCTGTAAGCGCCGCTTGAGTTTCGTGGGGTAGTTTTAGCCCCTCGCCTCTCTCTTATCTCTCGGGCCGCTTGTGGGGCCGTCAGCGCAAGAATTTTAATCAAGACCATACTCATACCGAAAAAGGGGGAACGGTTTCCGTTTTGGAAAAAGTTTCTCCCTTTTTTGTCTCGACATTCCATGCAAAAGCGCCTATAATTTTTCTGTAAAAAGGAATTACACGCCTAAAGGTAAAGGAGAATTTTACAATGAAGATCATGAACCCCACCGCCATGAACCGATACAACGCCCTGCGGGAGGCCGCCGGTAAGATCGACCGGCTGGTTCCCCAAGTCCGCTTGCTGGACCAGCCGCCTCATGAGAACCGGGAGAACGCCTCCGTTGCGCTGGAATTCCCCACTCCCCTTGTGGTCCTTAATTCCACCATCCGGCAGGCCCTCTCCTTCCTGTTCTGCCAGTGCGACACCGTGCAGACCGACAAGACGGACCGGGGTATCTGCTTCACCTTTACCGTCTCTGAAATCTGGATCACGGAGGAAACCACATGAACTTGAAAACCAATGTCACCCGCCGGGACTTCGCCTTCAGCGTCACCGCCGAGACCAAGGCGGGAGAGCTGCGGATGTTCGATCATACCGTTGACGCCGAAAGCGAGGAAGCCGCCCGCCTGCTCCTGATCTCCTATCTGGAAAGCCGGGGAATGGATCTGGTGGAGGCCCGTCTGACCGGCACGGAATAATGAGGTGCACTGCATGAGTAATCAAAACGCCGACATGAAAGCACTGGCCGATAACTTCTGGAATAACTACTTTCGACCCAAGGTGGCGGATGCCACCCGATCCTGTCTCCGTCTGGAAAAGGCCACCGTGAAAGCAGCCCCCAGCGGCGGCACCGTGGCCGTCCAGCTTCCCTTTGACGATACCGTGCTAAACCTGCCCTACGCCTCGTCACTCTCCGGTCTCACCGTCGGACAGGCCGTTTGGGTGGGCATTCCCTACTCCGACCTATCCAACGGCGTTGTGATGTTCGACGCCACCTTCCAGAACCTTTAAACGGAGGAACCGATGAAAAACAGATTAACGGTCAGACACGGGATGCTGTCCGACCTGAAAACGTATCTGACCCAAAGCGGCTGGAACCTTGAAAATCCCGTTGGGAAATACGAGGTTTTGCGGGCGCGGAATCTAAATTACCCGCGTCCGCTGCTCGTCCACAACCGCTCTGAGCGCGGAATCGGATACAGCATCGACGAGCGCGATATGAAGATTTACAGCGGATGGAGGCGAAACCGCCGCAAGCGGGGACTCTCTCCTGACTTTCCGACAGAGGAAGAAAACGCGGCATACTGGCGCGGAGAAATCCAATAAGCAAACAATTAGCAAAGTCTAAGCAAGATTTAAGCAAGTTGTAAGCAAGTCGAAAAGCAAAGCCGCCCGTGGTGGGCGGCTTTTTTCATTTCGCAAATGTAATGGAAATAAAGAATAAAACGAATATTACCACACAGATCAAAAGCACAACGCCCCATTCCAGCCTTTCCTGATTGCCTTTCCCCTCGCGTCCGTTCTTGGGCGCAAAGCAGCTTGGGTCGTCGGACTTCCCGTACAGTGCGCAAATATCGCTGTTTTGACAATCCGCACACCGGCGCTCCCGTTCAGGCAAGGAACGCCGTCGGCTCCTTTTTCCGTGTCGGCTCCACCACCATAGGTTATACTCCCGCTTCGCGTTGTTCCGGAATCGCTGCCCTCTTATCATACATCTTGTCCCCTTTCGCCTCGCTTCCCCCCTTGACTTTTGCCAGACAAAATGCTATGATACTTATGCCAGACAAAATAGGAGGTGATCATCCCCATGTCTGCCGCAAAGCTGGGCCGTCCCACAGACAACCCCCGTCCTCACAAAATCAGCATCCGTATCAATGACCGCAGCCAGCAGATTTTAGAAACCTACTGCCGGGAGCAGAACGTCACGAAAACGGAAGCCATTGAGCGCGGGATCACCCTGCTGGCGACCGCCAAACCGATATAAAAATTCCCCATGCTGCTCTATCTTGCCGGACGGACAGCATGAGGAAAACGGCAAATATCCGCAGGGACTCGCCAAATTCATTATGGCGCGGTCCTTGTGAAAAGTCAAGTATTCTGTCAAAAAGCCCCTTGTCAGCGGCTGGTACAATAAAGATAGAATACAGGAAAGATCAAGGAGGAATCCCAAATGCCACCTGCCATCAACTTAACTGGTCAGCGTTTTGGACATCTTCGGGTTCTCAGACGCGCGGAAACTCGTTCATCTGGGTGCCTAAACTGGATTTGCGTGTGCGACTGTGGGAAGGAAACGGTTGTCCCCAGCGGGCATCTGCAATCAGGGCACACAAAGTCCTGTGGATGCCAGAAAAACGCGGTAAGCCCAACGAGGACGCACGGAGAATCAAAAACACGCCTGTATAACGTCTGGCTTCTCATGCGGAGAAGATGCTCCAACCCAAAAATCAAAGAATATGCGCGATACGGCGGCAGAGGCATCACAGTTTGTAAAGAATGGGCTGAGAGCTTTGAAGCGTTCCGAGATTGGGCGCTTGCCAACGGGTATGATGAAAATGCCGCCTATGGAGAATGTACCCTTGACCGTATTGACGTGAACGGCAACTACTGCCCGGAGAATTGCCGATGGGCCAATGAACGGGTTCAGGCAAATAACCGGCGTTCAAATCGCATATTTGAAATTAACGGGCAAAGAAGAACGTTAGCGGAATGGTGCCAGCTGACAGGTGCTTGCGAATCAACGGTTCGCCGCAGAATTGCCCGCGGGGTCAAAGAAGAAAATCTATTCAAGAAAGGATGGCTTTAAATGATTTCTTATTATTTTGATAGCGCAAGCACAGAAGCGGTTTCACCCGTTGCGTGGGAAGCCATGAAGCGCGCACCTTTTGGAAACCCGTCAAGTCTGCACAAAGAAGGTCAGCGGGCAAAAGATTCCTTGGAGCGCAGCCGTGCTCAAATTTTATCTTTATTGGGTGCTGGTGATAGCTATGACCTCTATTTTACAAGCGGGTCAACAGAAGCGTGTAATACCGCTATTCATTCCATGCAAAAGGCCGTTGGCGTTTCAGAAACCTATGCGTCGCCCATTGAACATCATGCGATATTGGAATGCGTTTCCGGCAGGGTTCTTCCGAATGATAAAATCGCAAGCACAAGAGCCTATGCGCAGATGCTTGCGAACAATGAGACTGGCGAGATTTACGATATTGCCTCCTTGCGGAAAAATTTTTCAGGGCTTCTCGCCTGCGATATAACAAGCGCCGTTGCGCACATTCCTATCAATCTTCTGGAACTTAATGTGGATTATGCTATGTTCAGCGGTCATAAATTTGGAACTCCAAAAGGAATAGGAGCGTTGATTGTAAAAAAGAATGCTCCTGTTTATCCCCTGATCCGCGGCGGCGGTCAGGAATGGGGAAAGCGCGGCGGCACCGAAAGCGTGGCCCTCGCCTGCGCTATGGCAGCGGCCCTCCATGAGCGGACAAACAAAATGCTCATCGGAATGAAGCAGATCGCCCTCTGCCGGGACCTTCTCATTACCAATCTGTTTAGGTTCGTCCCGGATACCTATGTCAACGGCCCCTATACCCCCGGTGACGTGGCTCTCCGACTCCCCGGCAACGCCAACCTCTCTTTCCTTGGCGTGGAATCTCAGGCCCTTGTCATGGCCCTGTCTGCGGAGGGCGTGTACGCTTCCTCCGGCTCCGCTTGTACCAGCGGAGAGGCTGACGGCAGCTATGTCCTCCGGGCCATGGGCTACCCCGCCAACCGCGCCCGCTCCGCCGTCCGTTTCACCCTCCCCTATACCGTTACCGAGGATGATATCCTGGGCGCCGTTCCTCTGATCGTCAGCGCCGTGGAAAAGCTCCGCCGCCTGACCCCTACCCCCTGATACCCGCCTGTTTAACTGGAAAGGACTGATTTTATGGGAAGAACCTCTGCGCAGGAGCGCCGGGTCATGTCGGCCTTAGATAGCTGGCTCCGCAACGTGCAGGCCAGCGGCGCGGCGGAACGCACCGTCACCGCCTACGCCGCCGTCACAAACAGCTTTTATTCCTTCCTCGTGGAAAGCGGCCTTTCCACCGAGGAACCCACCTTTACCACCATGCAAGCCTACCGGGATCACCTCTTTGACCGGGGCCTTTCCCCTGTCTCCGTCCGGTATCATCTGGTGGTCCTCCGCTCCTTTTTCACCTACGCCAGCTCCCCCGAACTGGGTGAGGATCGCTTTTATGAGCAAAACCCTGTTTCCCTCTACCTGATGCCCTCCCTCCGCAAATTGGGAAAGCGCCCCTATGACGTGCTTCTCACCGATGAGCAGGTCTGCAAGCTATGGCGGGATTCCCCCGTCCGCACAACCCACCCGGAGAACTGGCCCCGGAATTACGCCATCGTGATTCTGCTGCTGACCACCGAACTGCGCAACGCCGAACTGCGGGCCTTGACCCCGGCGGACATCGACTTGGAGGACGCCGCCCTCCGCGTGGAACACGGCAAGGGCGATAAATTCCGGGTGGTGGACCTGCCCGACATCGCCGTGGTGGCCCTCCGCCATTACCTCGCCAGCGGCATCCGCCCCGCTGGTCTCCCGGATACCGCCCCCCTGTTCGGCACCCTCCGTTCCGGCGAATGGAAGGCCGGCACAAAACAGTGGCTTTCGGAGCTGGTGGAGCGTCACGTCCGTTCCGTCACCGGCGTTCCGGACATCCGCAGCCACGATCTCCGCCACGTCGGTTCCCGTCTGGATCTCAATTCTGGTATGCCCGAAAATGAGCTTCAAGCCAAATTGGGCCATGCCAGTCCCATCACCACCCAGCGTTATTCCGGGCGGCTCATGGATCGTTCCGGGCGGAAAAGCGCCAAGAAGGTCTTTGCCGAACGGGACCTGCAAGCCAAGCGCAGCGCCGACAAGTTCACCTCCTTTTCCGCCTGATCCCTCAACATTCACCCTGAAACCAAAACACACGTCCTTGCGTTCCGATCGCATGGGCGTGTGTTTTTATCGTGCGTTTTACGAAAGAAAGGACAATTCACTATGATTTACGGCTATATCCGCGTCTCCACCGACAAGCAGACCTTGGAAAATCAGCGTCATATCATCCTCAATTACTGTGAAATGAACGGGCTTCACATAGACGGCTGGATCGAGGAAACCATCTCCGGCACCAAAGCCCCGGACAAACGAAAGCTGGGTCAGCTTCTCCGCCATGTCCAGCCGGGAGATACCATTCTCTGTTCCGAAATTTCTCGCCTTGGCCGAAGCCTGTTTATGGTCATGTCCATCCTCTCCCTCTGCATGAGCAAGCGCGTCAGCGTCCACACCATCAAGGACGGCTTCGACCTCAGTGACGATCTTCAATCCAAGGTCCTCGCTTTTGCCTTTGCCCTTGCCGCCGAGATCGAGCGTCAGATGATCTCCCAGCGGACGCGGGAAGCGCTGGATCTCCGCCGCAGCCAGGGCGTCACCCTTGGCCGTCCCAAGGGCGCTTTGGGCAAGCACACGAAACTGTCCGACTATGAATCCACCATCCGCGTTCTGATCGAGCAGGACAATTCCTATGCGGAGCTGGCCCGATTGTTCCATGTGGACCGCTCCACCATGAAGCGCTTCTGCGACGCGCGGGACATCAAACGCCCCTTTTCCCGCAACACATCCGGTTTCATTTCCAACGTTGCGGGATAACCCACTCTATTTCGCCCGGAAACGCCCTCAGCCGCTCTCCACCGCTTTCCATATCACCGTATATCCCCTGACCCGTCCTCGCCCTCCTGCGCCCATTCCTGCCCACGCCGTTGCCATTTATCGGCCCTTTCTTTTCCTGAGAGGGGGCGGATGTAATGGCATACGAGAAAACCACATGGGTCAACGGTCAGGCCCCGGCGCTGGATGCGGAGCATCTGAACAAGATTGAAAACGAGCTGGAAGCCCTTGACCAGCGGAAGGG